CTTATCTTCAACCGTCTTTCAGCTATGGAGAGTGATTATTCATTTTCCGAATCAGGCACGATTGAAAGCGTAGAACTCTTGGAAGACGGTACCTACCGTTTACCACTGCGTAAACGTTGGGAGAATGATTTCACAGCTCTTGACGAAAATGATGTCGTTTATGGCGTGGTGAATAATCTTGCTTCCGGTACCGGGGATTATTATACTTCATGGCTTCGTGTTCTTCACGTGAATACAGTATCCAATACTATTATTGCGGTCATGTACCCGGATGATGAAGTGCCGGGCGGCAAGAACTATCCGCCTGAACCGCTAATGATACTTTCCCACCGTGGCAATCCGGTGAATGAAGATCGTCAGGCGTACTGGTATCTTTCTACTCGTGAGAAATGTATCTGCATGCTCGATGGGGTTACGAAACCTATATTGGAAGAAAACAACTATGCCATTATCATAGGCAAGCTGAAGCAATTATCTCTGTTTGACAACCTGCCTATAAATTATCGGCATAGCTATATCTATTGTCGGGGTATTGCTATTCAGGACTTGTTACGCTTAGGCTATCAGGGTACACCGGTTCGCTCGGAGAACAATCGTGGTCCGTGGTCGGCATCGGATGCAGTGAACGATCCCTACCAGTCCACACAGGAAGTATTCGATGCAGTCTATCATGTTGGTTGCAAATGGATGTGTCTGGTTACTGGAACCACTCAGGAACCCAAATGGAATGCGACCGACTGGGCGATGATTGAGGGCAATTCAGAATTGAGCCTTGTGTTCTCTTCCAATAACGGCTATAACTTCTTTGCCGGTAAAGTCGATGCGGAATTTACCCCTATTCTGTATTGGGGCTACAATGACATCTCATTAGATGTCTCGCCTGGTGATTGGTCATGGACCCGTGACAGCGGTCAGGTGACGGAAG